GTTACTTCAGAAATTACATTAGGATTTGAAAGTGCATTAGGTGGATATGCTGCTGGTACTCACACTGCAGATGTATACTACTACCAAAACACTACTGATGCTACTAAGAGAGGTGATTTTGAAGATAGAGATATCGCTGAAATCGGTTCTACTGGCGCTTCAGGTTCTAATCTTGAAATTCCAGAATTAGAAGTTGCTTTAGAGCAGGAAGCTTTAGTTGCTAAGACTAGAAAACTTAAAGTTAAATGGTCACCAGAATTTGCTCAAGACTTGAATGCATACCATTCAATCGATGCAGAGGCTGAATTGACTTCTATGCTATCTGAATACATTACAATGGAAATCGATTTAGAAATCCTTGCAATGCTTCACAACGCTGCTTCAGGTTCAGGATTTACTTCTGACTTCACAGCACAAACACCAGCTGGTGGTGAATTATTCGGCGACGCATTCGCAACTTTAGGTGTTAAAATGCAAGCAATGTCAAATGCTATCCATCAATCAACTATGCGTGGTGGTGCTAACTTTGCTGTAATGTCACCTGCAATTGCAACTTATGTTGAATCAATCGCTGGCTATACTGCAAACACTGATGGTACTGAAGGAAACTTCGCGATGGGTGTTCAAGCTATTGGTACAATGAAGAACAGATTCACAATCTACAAAAACCCATATTGGACAGGTAAAGAAATTTTAATGGGATATAGAGGAAATCAATTCCTTGAAACTGGTGCTGTATTTGCTCCATACATTCCACTTATTATGACTCCACTTGTTTATGACCCGACAAACTTTACTCCACGTAAAGGTGTCATGACAAGATACGCTAAGAAAGTAGTAAGAAACGACTACTACGGTGTTATCACTGTTGCTGACTCAAACTGGTCTGCACTTGGTGCTTTACCATCATAATAGATAGGTAAATATATTTTGATTAAGGAGCCGCCTAACAGCGGCTCTTTTTTTGTATATGATATTTATAGTAAATACAATGGAGGTTTATTTATGGCAAAGCAAAATATTGAAAAGACACCACCAAAAGGTAATGTTAAATTTTCCATAACTCTATCAGAAGAGCAGAAATCAGCAAAACAAGCTGTACTACATCATCCTTATAATTTTATTGTAGGAAAAGCTGGTAGCGGTAAAACACTTTTAGCTTGTCAGGTTGCACTAGATATGTTTTTCAAAAGAATGATAAACAAAATAATTATTACAAGACCTACTGTGTCTACAGAAGATAATGGTTTTTTACCTGGTAGTGAAAAAGAAAAAATGGAACCTTGGTTGGTACCTATTAGGTCTAATATGAGAAAGGTATATAATAAACCTACTATATTAGAAAAGATGGAAAACAATGAAGATATAGAACTTGTTTCACTTGCACATTTTAGAGGTCGTACATTTGAAAATTCTGTTGTAATTGTAGATGAGTTTCAAAACTTAACTAGGTCTCAATTAAGAATGGCATTAGGTAGATTAGGTAAAGGTTCAACAATGATATTTTGTGGAGACAATCAACAAATAGACTTGAAAGATAAAAACTATTCTGCAATACATGACATAGCAAAGTTAAAAGATTCTAAATATGTATATAAAAGAATATTATTAGATAATCACAGACACCCGGCAATTGATGAGGTGTTTGAAATGTTAATGGGTATGTAAAAGAGCTTACTTCTTGATATTTATATAAAAGTAAAATAGGGAATCTTAAATGGCAAATATAGCAATATACGACGGCTCAGCATCAACGGCTTCATTTAGTACTCCATTTGGATTATATGATTCAGATGCAGTATATGTTACAGCATCAGCAAACACTGCAGATTGGTGCGCTAGAAGATTAGGCTATCCTATTGTAGATATAGAATTACAAGATGAACAATTTTTTGCATGCTTTGAAGAAGCTGTAAGTGAATATGGAGCACAAGTAAATCGATTTAATATTAGAGAAAATTTATTGGCTGCAAAAGGTAATTCAACAGCTAATTCATATACTCATAAACTTATAACACCAAACTTAGGAAGACTTATAGGCCTGTCAAAACAATATGGTACAGAAGCAGGTTCTGGTGGTTTAGTTGATTGGAAAACTGGATATGTAACAACAACGTCAAGTTCTGCTGGAGTTTGGCAACAAGAATATGATTTGAATTCTGTATTAACAGGTTCTGATGATGTTAATGTAGAAGTTGATATAGAAGTAAAAAGAGTATTTCACCAAAAAGACCCTGCTCAAGCAAGACACTATGACCCTCAATTTGGTTCTAATTATTCTCTAAACTCTTTTGGTTGGGGTGGAACAATGGCAGGTGTAAGTTATTTAGCAATGCCTATTTATGATGATATGTTAAAAATTCAACAAGTAGAATTTGATGACACTGTTAGAAAATCTCACTATAGTTTTGAATTAATAAATAATAAACTTAGAATATTTCCAAGACCACAGGAAACTTTCAAAATGTATATACAATATATAGAAGTTGCAAGTAGAGATACATTGGTAACAGGAAGTGCAATATCAGATTATTCAAACTTTGGTTATGATAATATGGTATATTCTAATATAAATGACCCAGGTAAACAATGGATAAGAAAATACACATTATGTTTGGTAAAGCAGCTATTAGGTAATGTAAGAAGTAAATACTCTTCTATTCCAATACCTGGTTCTGAAACAACAATGGACGGTGACACTTTAAGAAGTGAAGGTGCTGCAGAGGCAGAGGCTTTAATTGCAAGTTTGCGAGAAGATTTAGAAGCTGCATCTCGTAGAAATCTAATGGAAAAAGAACAAGAGATAACTGATTTTCAACAAGGAATGTTAAACAAAGCACCACTTAATATATACGTAGGGTAATTATGGCATTATTTGGAGGAAGTAGAGACATATCAATGTTTAGACACGTTAATCGAGAATTGATTAATGAAATCATAGACACTCGATGTGATATATACAAACACTCTATATTCGATTCCAAAGAAAATTTATATGGTGAAGCTTTAAGAAAAGTTTTCTTACCTGGAGTTAGACTTGCAGGTCTTATAGATAAAGAAGGCAAACAATATACATCAGAAGAGCTTGGAGCTGATTTTACTAGACAAGTTAAATTTTCATTTTTACGAGATGACCTTGCAAATATAGATATAAATTACGAAGATGATGAAGATGGAAGTACTGAAAATAATACTACAGGTCCAAATGAAAATGCTCAAGTAGGAAATATATTTTTAGAAATTGGAGACGTAATACATTGGGATGATAAATATCATGAAATAGATACAGTATCAACAGGCCAATATTTATTTGGTAAAAATCCTTCTACAGATTCGAATGGAGGAACACATGGTTCGAGCTGGTCTGTAATTGTAGAAACACATGAAATGAGAAGAAGTAAAATAAACACACTTGAAAGAGTTAGAGCTGGATATGATGAGTATGTTAATGGCAGTAAAATAGACGAGCAGAGAGGAGGATTATATGGCTAATAATATACATAGAGATAGAGGCAATCAAGTTAGAAGAGATGATAGTGTAAAAGATTTATATGTAAATTTATATGATGTAGACTCTGTTATAAAATATTATTTTGATAATATAATACAACCTACTGTTATGGAAGGAGAAGAGCAGATAATAGTACCTGTGGTATACGGCTCACCAGAAAGATGGAAATCAATACAAAAAACAGGTATTTATAGAGATAAAACAGGCAAGGTTCAGTTTCCTGCAATAGTATATAAAAGAACAAGTGTAGAAAAAAATAAAGCTTTAGGCAATAAAGTAGATGTAACAAATCCTCTTTATGGTTCATTTAGAAAATCATATACTGAAAGAAATAGATATGATAATTTTGAGGTATTAAATAATCGAAAGCCTCAAACACAATTTCATAATGTTGTTGTACCAGATTATGTACAGTTAACATATAATTGTATAATTTTTACAGAATATTTAGAGCAATTAAATAAGATAGTGGAAGACATAAATTATGCAGGAGGCCAATATTGGGGTCAGGATAATTCATTCAAATTTCTTTCACAAATTGACAGTTTTGATATCGAATCAGTTGCACAACAAGGAGAGGATAGAATATCAAAAGCTACATTTTCATTAAAAATGAATGGATTTATAATACCAGATAATATACAAAAGGCAATGAGTAA